TGCTAGGCAAATGCATGCGAACAATCGGACTATGTCCGGGCTGAGGTGCTCTCCAGCACCCGGCCAACTACCATGTTGGCTTCCAATGACCATTCAAAGTCATGGATCAGATGAGATGGCGGCAGAAAACCGTCATCACCCCTCGGTGGTATTCGCCAGTTAGGCGTCACACCGAACTTCATAACGAACGCATTGTCATTTTGCCTTTCGACAATACGTCCGCCAACTGCTCTACCGGTTAATGCACAAATAAGAACACCCATAGGGTTTAACCATGGGTTCCCGTCTGATACATTAACACCGCGTTGAACAGGACTCATATACTTATACCAGTAAACCCCGAAACGATACTTTGTTTTTGGGGAAGGTACAAGTGTTCTGATACCAGAATCGTCGGGCATATCGTAAGGTACATACAACGGTGGTCTTTTAAACCATCCGAGTAGACATTTTACAGTATACTTCAACGGAATTCCGGTACGAGCCGTCCACCTATTGAGGCGGTTAACAACGCTATAGATATCTGTAGCTTTCTTTAATCGACGCACATAAACACCTCGTATATTTATACCGAGATATGCGTCAAAACCACAGCTCTCCCGAAAGGGTCCCGAAACAAAAGATTTCTCGTGATTAACGATGAAACCCGCAGATTCGAGAGCATAACAAACGGTGCTATAAGATTTCGTCGTACAGATGATATCATCACCGAAAACGCCAAAATTACCAGGAATAACTTTATGTTCATGATTGAACTTAGGTTTCATTCCGACGTGTTTCTTGGTCCTTTTAACAACCGAATCTTTACCGTAGTAAATATCAGAAGCTATCGGACTGTGACGATTGTACAACAATTTGATCTTACATACTCTGTAAGTTGCGGCCACAATGGAAGCAAATATCAGGGATTGCAAGGAAAAGGTAAAACCATTCCCCATAGAACTAATCATATGAAGCTTTACATAGTCACCGTTCGGTAATTCAGTCCTTTCACATCGGTAGAGTTCAAGAGCTTTTAAAAACGCACTATCGCCGTACCGAGAAAAGAACCAACGTATAAACGATAAACTTATTGTATCACTAGCCGACTTTAGATCGATCGTCCCGAAATTTTGGGAACGACTACCCTCGGCAGCCAGTAAACGATTTGCGTCAGCTTGGTTATCCAGATCAATCGAGAAAAATTTCCTCATCATGACCCGGAGCTGAGCGTCCACGCCTTTCTGATACAACATATTTATTGTAGGTTCAGTACAAATTGTTCTTGCAATCTCTCTATTCTTTGGAACAGTTGAGATTTTGGAACCCTTTACAACATCAATTAGTCCGAAGCCCATCGACCGCTTAAATTCAGCGTCGCGCCAATCGGGATCTAATTGTAATGAAATGTTATAAATACGTTTCAGTACCTCCTTATCACAAGTCAGTGGACCGTGAAACAATTTCGAATAGTATGAAGTGCCAGATGAACCGACACACATACCTGAACCTAGCCCGCCGTCAAACAAATGACGAATCGGATTTGGATCAAAATTGTTATTAACGATTGTACATGCTATCGATCGTGCTTCATTTAGTACGACGAAATCTAGCGATACTTCCGTTGGTGGTCTCCACATCGCACATCGGTCGTTCATAGATCGAAATAGTGCGATAGCAGCGGCTTTGGCATACTCGTTATCATCTTCAAACTTCTTATAAAAAGAGTTTAGAAGCGAGCGAGCATTTGCGCAAGCCACTGCATGATTGCGTCCTGCCTCTCCATCATTAGGAGATAGGTCAAGATAAGGGGAGATATCAGTAACAAGGTTACGAAAAAGAGCATTAGAAAAAGCTTCCATAAAGTCTCCAAAAGTATTAGGAATAAATCGATCACGGGTTAACCGCTGATACCTGTTAAACAAGTATCACCTATCCCAGCACTTTGCTGAGACAGTGTGCCGCCATGGGCTGCGATAGCAGCCTTAATGTTAGCGGGATCGAACGTATCAGCACCAGCAGGAACAGAGATTTCTGTCCGAATTGTCATAATGACAGCCGGTTGATTAGCTGATATTGAAACCCCTTTACGCGTAATAAACGTGTAAGTATTACGGGGAATATTCTTAATAACACTATTGGAAACAATACCAACAGGAAGCAGTTTCAAGATCAAAGGCCTTATCCAAGTAAGCGTGAACGGTGATTGCACCGTATGCGCCGTAACACCTGCTTGAGTACCACCAACAGCTGTAACTGCATATTGCTTGCCATTCGAGGCAGGCGCAGTATCAGTTGTCAAGGTATAAGTAGGCGCGGTAAAGCCAGTTTGAGCTGTCCCAGAAACGGGACTGGTTGGAGAGAACATAAAGGAATACCTTCAATTTTTAGTTAAGAAGCCTAACAGGATGTTAGGAATAAGTTTGATTCAAATGCGGGTCCATGTTGTACCGGACCGTAATGCAATTTGAACAGATTTTAGAGCGTAAGTATGCGAATAGGCTAAAGCTGCCATATTCACAAATTGCTTACTTCCTGGAAGCTCGAA